GCCTATTACTGACCCACAAACTGGACAAATTGACCTTAGATACAATATGATGTCTAATGACCAAGATTTCTTTATCCCAGTTAGAACTGAAGATGCTCCAAACCCAATTGATGTATTGCCTGGTGCTAGTAACCTAGACCAAATTGCAGATATTGAATACTTACAAAGAAACTTATTTACTGCATTGCGTGTACCAAAACCTTTCTTAGGTTTTGAGGAAGCTACTGGTGACGGTAAAAACTTAGCAATACAAGATATTCGTTTTTCTAGAACTATCAATCGTATTCAACAATCAATGATTCAAGAACTTAATAAAATTGCTATCATTCATTTATACATCCTAGGATTTGAAGATGATTTAGATAATTTTAGTCTTACACTTAATAACCCATCTACACAAGGTGAAATGCTTAAAGTAGAACAAACTCAACTTAAAGTTACATTGTTCCAAGCAGCTACACAAGATTTAGGTAATGGATTTGCAACAATGTCTATGACAAGAGCTCACAGAGAAATCCTAGGATGGTCTGATGATGAAATCAAACAAGATTTACTAGAACAACGTATGGAAAAAGCTGCAGCTGCTGAAATAGCTAACACAGCCAATGTAATTAAACATACGGGTATGTTTGATAATGTTGATAGACTTTACGGTGACTTCGATGCTGCCCTTAAAGGTGGTGGTGGTGCTGGAGAAGGAGCTGAAGGCGGTGAAGCTGGAGGTGGTGGTGCTATTGGAGGCGGTGGCGGTGGCTTCGGTGGTGGAAGTGTCGGTGGTGAAGATTTAGACTTTGGTGATGAAACAGCAGGTGAAGAAACTCCAGCGGAAGGTGGTGAAGCGGAGGCAGGTGCTACCCCAGAGGTAGGTGCTGAAGCAGGTGCGGCAGCCACAGAAACTCCAGAAACAGTTGCTGAAAAAGTTAATAGAATTGGTGAATTATTAAAAGAAGAAAAACACATCTTAGGTAAAAAATTAGAACGTAGAACCAAAAAATACCAAGATATCTATTTTAATAGATTAGTTGAATCAATGAGGCCTAATGAAGAAGTAATTGATGAAAAGATAAAACTTTATGACAAGAATGTTAAGATAAATGAAGATATATCTAACATGATAAAAGGTATCGATAAAATATTAGATGAATAATCAATTTTTGTCTAATATAACGATATTTATATTTAAACGCTAAAACATGCAAAATTTCGGAAAAATAAAAAACGCATTTAATGGAGTATTGGTAGAAAGTTTCACTGGAGATAAAGAATCCAACAAAAATCTTTTTAAAACATACATTAAAACCATTAGAGAAAACGAAGCACTAAAAACTCAGTTTTTGGTATACAACAATATAGAAAATAAAATTGAAGAGAATGAATTAAAAGCTAATTTATTTTTGCAAGAAAATATTGCTCTGTTAAATAAATTCTCAAAAAAAGATTTATTAGAAGCTAACCAAAAATTAGCTAATTTTATTTCAATAGAAAATGATTCATATGAGAAACAAGAATTACACGAAAACTTAAGTGAGTTAATATTCTTGAAAAAAACTTCTAAAAATATAGATGCTATTGTTGAAGCAACTTCTAAAATACTAATTCATATGAAAAATAACAAATTAAAACTTGTTAAAGAAGCAATTGAATTACCTAACAGTATGTTATCAACTATCATGGTTGAAAAATACAATGAAAGATATTCTACTCTGGATGAAAATGAGAAAGAAATACTTAAAGTTTTAATAGAGTCTACTGATGACCAAAAGCAAGAGGTTTACAAAAAAACACTTAAAGAGTGTATTGATTTAATCAATGAAAACCTTAAAGAAGCTGATTTAAATGCAAAAGACAAATTATTACAAGTTAAAGAGAAATTATTAAACGATACAATCGAAATTAATGAAAACTTTTTTAAGAATATCTCTAAATTAGTAGATTTAAAGACTAGTCTAAAAAATAACGAGTAATTAAAAAAAACAAATCCCATGAATACTACACCTAGTGATAATATTTTAGAATTAAGAAGACTATCAGCCAAATTATGTGAAACAACCCCTACGGATGATTACAAAGAAATAATTGTTGAAGTTACAAAAGTAGTTGAATCTGGGAAAGCCGAAGTTACCCAAGAAAAAACACCTAAAGAAAAAGTTAAATGTTATGAAAAAATGTGTGCAAATATAACAAAATTATTACAAAAATTAAATTAAAATAAAATGGCAGAAGAAAAAGAAGGTTGGGGAGAATATGGTAAACTAGTTCTTAAAGAATTGGAGCGTCTTAATGATAACCATGAAAAAATGCGTGCTGACTTTGACCAACGTTTTCAAGAGATTAATTTAAAACTAGGTGAAGTAAAAACTATCGAAAAAAATGTAGGTAGTAATAGTGCATGGATTGAAAAAGTTAACGATGTTTGGTCACCTACTCAAATGAAAGAAGCTAAAGACGAAATATATAAACAAAAAACTATGTTGGCTGCTGGTGTAGCTATTGTTACTTTTGTTCAAATAGTTATTGGTATCATCATTAGTGTTTGGTCTAAGATAGGTCACTAATACCAGGCTTGACTTCTTGGTAAAAATTGTTTATATTTGTATATAATCATCAAGAAATTATACAAATATGAAAAACGGAAAAGAAGTAAAAGTAACTAGCTTTAAAAACTATAACATAGTTTATGGAAGCGTTGATAATAAACACTCAAAAGCAGTTTATATTAACATCTCAGCATGGGCTGAACCCCAAGATAACGAAACGATTTCTTATAGTCGAGTCATTAAAGATATAAATAAAAAAATTAGACAAACATTATTTAATATCTTTGACACCAAAACAGAAAACGAAATTAAAAAAAATAATACTATTGTTGATTTGGATATTCGAGAATCTGGAATAAGATATGGCAAAAGAAGCTTTACCAATTGTGAAATCACACTTTTTTTAAACTCTGAAACACCAGTTAATTCGGAAAGCATGAAAGAAAAGTTAGATACAGTAACTGAAAAATTAATAAATTCCTGTTTCGATAACAACAAAAGTTTTAAATTTTACAAGAAAAAAATATAAATCTAAACCCCTAATCAAATGATTGGGGGTTTTTTAATTTTATTAACATATTTATATCTATAAACAATACTATGGATAAAGATATAAAATTATTAAAAAGAGGACAAGTTGGTTATGGTTTTCTAATCGAGCATGATGCTGGATTCATTTCACCTGACGAACCTAGAAACCAACCTTTTATTAACGAGATAAAAAAATTAGATAGCGGTAACAGACTTGCTATCGTTGAACCACTTATCGTTTATGTGGTACTACAAAAATACGGTATACTTAATCGTAATGGTAGAATCTACCCAGAACAAATCCTTAAAAGTCAAGATAAACTTTATCAACAAGCAATCCGTGAGCGTAGAGCTGTAGGTGAATTAGACCACCCAGAATCTAGCGTTATCGCAGGAGATAGAATATCACACAACATTACCGAAACATGGTGGGAAAACCATACACTTATGGGTAAGATGGAAATCTTAATGACTCCTGGGTTTATTAACTACGGTATTGTATCTACAAAAGGTGATGAGGTTGCAAACTTATTAAGAAACAGAATTAAAATTGGTGTTTCTTCTAGAGGTGTAGGTTCACTTAAAGAAGGAAGAAATGGTGAACAAATAGTTCAAGAAGATTTTGAAATTATTTGTTGGGATGTTGTTACTGCACCATCAACACCAGATGCGTGGATTGGTAGAAACATTGAAGAAATGAAACCATACGTTGAAAACACTGAGATTAAAAAACCATTAATGAAAGAAAACTTATTAGACAATTTAGATAAATTCCTAATAGATTAATATTTTTTTAACTTTTTTTTATCTTAAAAATGGTTTTTAGAAAAATAATACATATTTATTAACAAATGAGGTAATATATCTCGACAATTATAAAAAAAATAAACAAAGAAATGGCTGAAAAAAAATCAATACTTGAAGAAGCTTTATTGGATATAAACAAAATCCAAGAAGCTCTAAACGCCAATACAAAAGAAATACTTCGTAGCGTAGCTAAAGAAGAAATTGACAGTGTGGTGAAAGAATCTCTTATGGATGTTAAAGAAGAAGAGTATGAAGAAGAAGATTTAGATACAGATACAGACTTAGGTGCTGAAATTGGTGCTGGTGAAGAACTAGGATTAGATGGTGGTGACGAAGAAGGTATAGATGCATCTGATGACTTAGAAGACATTGAAGGCTCTGAGGAAGTAGAACCAGAAATGGGTCTAGAATTAGGAATGGACGCAGATGCGTTAGGTGGAGACGATATGGACATGACTGCATCAACTGATGATGAAGTTATAGCAATTTACAAAAAATTAAGCGGTGAAGACGAAATTGAAATCGTTGGTGATGAAATTCATTTAAATGTTTCTGAGCCAGGTGAATACGTTGTTAAAATGAACGGTGGTTCTCCTGCAGGTGAAGAAATGGATTCTGATGATTTAGACCTTGATGGTTTAGGTGATGACGAAGAAATGGGTGAAGAAGAATCAGATGAAGTAGATTACGAAATCGAAATGGGTGATGACGAAGAAGATGAATCAGAAGAATATGAAGCTGAGGAATCTCCAGAATTTGAAGCTGGTGAAGAAGAAGAAGAATCTGAAGACGAAGAGTCTGAAGAAGAGGAAGAAGAAGAACTAGACGAAAATTTAGGTCATACAAGAGGTTATGCTGGAAGACAAGGACAAAAAATGCACGGTGCTGCACATATTCCTAGTTCTAAAGAAACCATCGAAGAAGCTCGTGCTGCTAGAAAATTAGTTTCTGAAACAACAGTAAAATATAACAACTTATTAACTGAAGCTAAAAAACTTAAAGTTGAGAATGAAGAATTCAGAAAAGCTTTAAAAGAATTTAGAAGCAAGTTAGTAGAAACAGTAGTGTTCAATTCAAATCTTACATATGTTGTAAGAATTTTACAAGAGCATTCTACTACAAAAGCGGAGAAACAAAGTATCATCAAAAGATTTGACGATGAAGTTTCAAACCTTAAAGAATCAAAAAATCTTTACAAATCTATCGTAAACGAATTGGCTTCTAGAAAACCAATTAGTGAATCAGTAGAAAGTAAACTAATAAAAGAGGTTACAACAGGTAGTTCAAAACAATTAAATGAAAGTACTGCATATGTTGACCCTTCAACTAAAAGAATCATTGATTTGATGAAAAGAGTTGGATAATTAAAAATACAATAACCATAACAATAAAACAAAAAAAACAATAAATTATGTCACATTTATTAACATCTGGACAAGTTGGAAATATCGGTCTTAACCATATGAAAGCTATCCGTTTAGAAACCCAATCAAAATGGGATTCATTAGGTTTCCTTGACGGTCTTAAAGGACACGTTAAAGAAAATATCGCTCAATTATATGAAAACCAAGCGTCTACATTATTAAGCGAATCTACAACTGCTACAAACTCAGGTTCTTTCGAAACTGTTGTTTTCCCAATTGTACGTAGAGTATTCTCTAAATTACTTGCTAACGACATCGTGTCTGTACAAGCTATGAACATGCCAATTGGTAAATTATTCTTCTTCGTTCCACAAACATCTTCTCGTGTTGATGCTGCTGGTAACGCAGGTACTTACCTTAACGATAATACTTATGCTGGTCAATTCTCTGCTCACACAGGATTAAATGGTTTAAATGATGGTGTTGCTACTGCTGCTGCTCTTCCAAGTATTGTTACATTAAATGGTGCAGCTCCAATTGGAATCACTCAAATGATGGCTAAAAACTTATATGACGCATTTTACGATGACGGATTATTTGATAACTCTAAAGGTACTTTAACTATTGTTACTGATACTGTATGTAGTAAAGTACAATTAGGTGCTGATGGTCAATACACTTCTGTTTCTCCAAGTACTATTTTAGCTACTGCAACTGATGGTAGTGTTAGAAATATCATTATCGCTATTACTGGATTCTCTAAAAACTTAACTACTAACGGTAGAGAAGTTATGACAGGTGCTGATGGTAACTCAATGGACACTGAATCATTCTTAGCTTCATTACACGTAATAACTCCAAATGCAATTAAAAATGCTGATGGTGATACTATCGTTGCTGCTGGTAAAGAAGTTCCTTTCAGACTTGTTACACAACAATATGGTAAAGGTATCGTTTCTGGTTCTGTTTCATTAACTGATGGTACAGGTACATGTTACTTAGGATTAGATTTAACTGCTCCAGTTTCTCAAACAGGTACAGCTACTTATGATGGTTACAAAGGTGCTACTGGTTCTACTGGAACTGTTGCAGCTATTGCTTCTGCATTTACTTTCACAGCTGCATGGGCAAGATATGCTACATTAGAGCTTGAAACTGAAATGGGAGAAGTATCTTTCAAATTAGATGAGGTTGTTGTTTCTGTTGAAGAAAGAAAATTACGTGCTACTTGGTCTCCAGAGCTTGCTCAAGACGTTAGTGCATTCCACAACATCGATGCTGAAGCTGAATTAACTGCAATGTTATCAGAACAAGTTGCTGCTGAAATTGACCGTGAAATCTTAAGAGATATCCGTAAAGCTGCTGCTTGGCAATTGAGATGGGATTACAATGGATGGAGAAAAGCTGCAACGTCTGCTAACCCATACACACAAAAAGAATGGAACCAAACTCTTATCACTAGAGTAAACCAAACTTCTGCACAAATCCACAAATCTACTCTTAGAGGTGGTGCTAACTTTATCGTAGTTTCTTCTGAAATCTCTGCTATCTTTGATGATTTAGAATACTTCCACGTAAGTGATGCTAACCCAGAACAAGATTCTTACAACATGGGTATTGAAAGAATTGGTTCATTAAGTGGACGTTACCAAGTGTACCGTGACCCTTATGCTCCAGCTTACTCAGTAATCATCGGACACAAAGGTAAATCATTGCTTGACACTGGTTACATCTATGCTCCATACGTACCATTACAATTAACTCCAACGATGTACAACCCGTTCAACTTTGCTCCAGTTAAAGGTATTATGACTAGATATGCTAAAAAAGTTGTTAACAACAGATTCTACGGTCACATCCGTGTAGATGGTGTTCCAACATTTAACATCAACGAATTAAGATAATCATAATCTTATATAATATAAAAAAGACTACCATTACGGTAGTCTTTTTTGCGTTATGTTATTTTTTCTCTAAAAAATATCTAGAATAAGTAATCTTATCCCCAAATTTATTTGTACCCGTTTCAGTCTTTGATGTGATGTTATGACCATCTTTTTTAAGTTCAAATATTGTTGCAGATAATCTAGTATCACCTAAATTATTAATTGCATACCATGGACTAATACTACCATGATTTTCTAATGCTGTAAGAACTCTTTGTTTTTTTGTTATTTTTGACATTGTTATTATTTTTAATTATTGGACAAATATACAATTTTATTTTAATACTGCAAGTAATTCTTCATAATTTTTGAATCTTTTTAATGAATGTAATCCAATGAACCCAGTTTTGGCCCCCCTAGCTCTCAAACTAGGGCTTAATATTTCTTCATCATCTTGATATTTATTCAAGACATCTACTGTAGCCAACCCTAGAATACAATATCTATCTGAATCTAATTTAAGGATAATAATTTCAGGCTTCTCTGAGCGTTTAAAAATTACTGGATACTTGCCTAGTTCAACTGTCTTGATACCTACGCTTAAACCTAACGCAGATAAGTCAGGAACATGATAGTCATTAGAATTACCAATACTTAGGTCAGCAAACTTCTTATCGATAAAGATTTCTAGAGCCAATTCACCACCCATTCCAGTACGCCAGCGTTTTGCTTCGTTGTACGGGTCTTGAATATGATGTTTTTCTTCTTTCTTCTTGGTCATAACACCTTTTACAAAATCATCTAGTATTGTTCTATCTGATAATGTGATGATATATTCATCAGATATTAAATAGTTGGTCATGTATTCGTAAAGTACTTTATTTAGGCTCATAACGCAAATATACGAAAAACTTTTGTATATTGCAAGATATTTATATATATGAAGAAAATATTTTTATTATTAGCTATGTTCATGGTTATGAGCAGCTATTCACAAACTGTTACAACAGACAATAAACTAATCATAAAACATGGTGATATTACATTGTATTTAACCAAAGATACATGTTCCATGGTATCCAAACACGTTCTTAAATTTTCTAGCTTCCTAAAGCTTGATAAAGAGCGTGATAACCGTTGGTTTCAAGATACTTACAAAGGAAAATACTTTAAAGACGCATACTTAAAAACTGGTTATGATATTGGTCACCTTACACCGTCACACATTACATCTTACGACAACGAATTAAATCACAAGTCTTTTAGCTTGTTTAACGCAGCACCACAAGTAGCTGGTTTCAACAGAGGCAAATGGGCCCAACTAGAAGGTGATGTTGAAGATTTTATTAGCAAAAGCAAACAAGATGTTGTTATTATTACTGGTGTTATTTATGACCCTAATAATAAAAAGTTTATGGGTAAATCTAAAATTCCGATTCCATCAGCATTTTTTAAAGTATTATTTATCAATGGAACTACGAAATGTTGGATTGGTTCTAATATAAATGGTTTGATTACACTAACTACGCTTGTAGATTTGAATAATATATTCAAGTTAAATAAAATGGATTTAATAATAAAATAAAATGAATAAAATAATTAAAAAACTATTAAGAGAAGGATTAGATTATAATGGAATAATAAATTTAGCAAAAGAATTTATGAATTCTCAATCATATAATGCAAGTGATGATTGTAAAAATTCAAGTTATAAATTTGTTAATTGGTTAAAACAAACTAAAAAAATTGAACCTGATGTATTACTTTTAGCAACACCTTTGGACATTAAAAAATTTCCAGGAACATCAGGTGAAGGCGATGCACACATATTTAGTATCCTTGATGGTTATGGTATTGATTTTACTGCTAACCAATTTCCAGGTGTTACTAATCCATTAAAAATAACACCTGAAGCACAGATACCATCAGAATATAAAAAAATAGGTGGATATTATACAAATTTTCCAGAATGGTTTGAAAATGGCAAAACAGCTTTAAAAACAAAATGGTCTGGATTACCTGATTGGTTCTCATTATAAAATAAAAAACCCTAGATTTCTCTAGGGTTTTTTTATAACGTTAACTCTTATAGTTTATTTTTTTAAGCTTTAGTTCCGCATGAGCTGCAGAATTTGTGTCCTTTACCTAATTTGGCACCACAATTTGTACAATATACTTTTACATTGATATCTTCAGCAGTATTTATCTTTTGAGATATTGGAAGCATTTTGTATTCAATAGTATGGAATGAAAAATATTCAAAATCTTTATCTACTGTTTTAATTTTTTGGTCAGATGATGAACCTTGCTCAACTCTACCAGTTTCAATAGATTTAGATTTTTTAGCTCTCATCATTTTAATTGGTACTGTTTTTTGTGAATATGTAACATTTGAATTATCAAATGATAACATTCCATCCATTGTTACTTCTCCACTAGTGTTATTAAAAAACACATCTGCTGTTGGGATTTGTGATGAATACGATGAAGTGCTTGTAAGACCCAAAGTATTCATAGAGTTAGTTGTAAAGGTTGGTGCACTACCATTAATATTTGTAGTTGTTTGACCTACATAACCACCAGCAGAACTTCCACGAAGAATACCACTACCGTAATTAGGACCACCATAAATTGTATTACCACCGTTTAATGTTGTACTACTACCATTTGTTAAAATAAATGGGTTATGGTAAACTGGTTGTCTTTCTCTAAAGAATTCTACTTTAAAGTCACCATTGTTTTCAATTGCTTCTTTTACTTCATTAGTATTTGCAACTTCGTATGTATCGAATAGGAATTTTTTTGCTACATCTAAATAACGTTCCAAGAAAACTCTTTGGCCAGGATTTAATACCAGTCCACCTTGTGAGATTGCTTTACCGTTAAGTATGATTTTAGCTAATACAACTTGTGTTGTAGGGTTAAATAATTCAATTTGGAACTCTTGTCCTTTTTGAAGATAATAAGTCGGCATTTCGCCTTGTTTGTTGTAGATTTTAATTCTACTTCTGTTTACAGCTAAGTTAGCTGTTGGAACCTTTTTGGTAGGTGCCAAGATTGATTGTTTCATGTTTTTAACTTTTTAATTTTTGTTATTATTGTACTAATTTCTTTGTTGCCTAAACAACTCTAAAGCCAAAATGACTCGAAACCAATACGTGAGTTAACGTTAATGATAAATATACGACAAAATATTTTTTTGTCAAGTGTTTTTATTGAAAATCTGGTCCTTGTTCACAGATTGTTGATTGTATTTGATGCCAGTAGGTGTTAGCTTCATCAGCAACACTATCACCAGACATATTCATTGAAGAAACTTGTCCATCAATAGATGACTGTTCATGTTTAAGATTTTCCAAGGGTGTGTAAATCTTATGCATGATTTCATTTCTTTTTTCAGGGCTAGTTCCTTTCAAAGCTTGTTTTACCAGATTCAATGCTTCTTCGTATCCGTTGATAGTCATTGTATTACAAATGGTTTGAGTAGCTTGATTCATATCTTGACCATCAATCATTTGCTCTCTTAATAACTTTTTTATAAAACTTTTCATATTATTCTTTTAATTTGTACCCATATTTAAGTTTCCATAAGCCATTTTTAGGTTTTACTTCTGGTGGTGTGTAATCATTAGGGTTATCACTAATTCTTACCGCTAGTCCTTTATTTACTAAATCTTCCCACATACCTAGTGCATCATATTTACCAGTTTTAGGGTTTATTTGAAATAGGAAGTCTGATGTAAAATCTTTAAAATTATTAAAATTATTTTTTAAATAATCATTAAACGATTGGTAAAAATTACGCATAATGCCTTTACCCTTATAGTCATCATAAATTTCTACTTTTTGTATTTGTAATGAATTTTCACCAGTAATTTTATCATTATAAATAAAAGCAACAAATTCACCAACTTTTATATTTTTATTTGGTTGTATTTTATTGTCATAGATATCAATTATAAATTGATTTGCGTTACCGTTTCTATATTTTAAAACATACTCACCAAAACTACCACCATTAACGTCTTTAACTGTTTGTAAATAAGTATTTAATTCATCACCTTTAATAAATCTAGTTAATATATTCATATACTTAGTCAATTTATTATCAACAGTAGCTTGTTTTGGTTGTGCACTAGTTTCTGGTTTGATGATTTTATCAAACTCTAACATTAATAATTTTTTAATAAATTTTTTCATGTTATTGTCCAAATTTTCTTAACTCAACTTGGTTTACAATATCAAATTGAACAACATTTTTAAGTGTTGTAACTTCTAAATTAGAAGTGGCTAATACATCTAAGTAGTACGTGTTAGGTATAAGGCTAGCTGTATCCAATAAGAAATAGTAATAATTGTTAGCCATTTCAACTGGTTGTAAATCAATTACAGTTAATTCAGCAGTACCTTCAGATACATAAAGTCTGTACTTAAGGTTATCTATGTATTGTGTTTGTTCTACAGTAAAAGGAATTCTCGCAGACACAATAACCTTACGGATATCACCACGTTTAATCTTTTCTTTATTTTGCAAACCACCAATCGTCACAGCAACCTTTTTAGGTAACATAGCATTGCTTCCTAGGTTGTAGTAGTCCATAGAGTCTTTCATTACAAAATCAAGCGTTATATTAGGTCTAGAAACACCGTTGATTGTGATACCAGTCCATTCATCTTGCCACATACTATTTGGGCTACTATCAGTTGATTTTACCAACAAATCAATTGAATATACTCCTTTGCTAACATGATTTACTTGATTTGGTGTGTAAGCTGAATAATTACCTATTTTAACACCAGGTTTAGTATCTAAATTAATTGGGTTTCCATTTACGTTTGTGTATAAGTATAATTTGTTTGGTTTATCCAGAATAAAATTATTTCTATCATCAGTAATGTAATTATCATAAATTGTTTCAATAAATGGTTCATAGAATGTTTGAGTATTGTTGGTAAAGAATCCAACATATTGAAGACAATTATTATTCATCAATTCATAACCTCTGGCAAACGCAACACCTAAACCATAATTGGTATTTCCAGTAAGAACACCATTAACATAAGAAGTAATATCCATTTCTAGATTTTCATTTCCTTTATCAAAGTGTTGTGTTGATACTGTGATACCTGATGGTGAACCAGAATAAACTCCATTACCATTGGCCCAATTAATACCAGTTTGTGCATCTACCCAGTTTGATGGTTTATTTGAATAAGCACAATCAAAATCTAGGTTATCACAAATATCATAATCGTATCCAACACCATTATCCCAAAATTGATTTACTTTAAATGTAATCAAATCAAATGATGATGCTCTGGCTTTGGCACCCATTGTTCCATTTAATAACCCAGTATCAAATGATGCTGTGTTGGTCATTCTAAGAGTGTGTTTAAGTTTTGTTAAATCTGTATATGTTCCACCAGTATATAACGCTTTAAGTTTTGATTCATCAAAGTGAAGCAAAAATCTGCTAAATTTTTCAATACCTGTAGAACCACCATAGAACAGTTCAGTTACTGGGTTTAATCCAGTATTTACTGTTTGGTTATTTACAATCGTGTTGTTTTTATCAAAATATGTTCTAATTACCATCTTTTCTTTTTATTATAAATATCTAATAAAATTAGTTTATACGAATATTATTAGATAACATTTTTTTCTCTAAATCTTCAGCTTTTGATTTAAATGCAGCCATTGCTTGTATGTTTCCAGAAGTTGTTAAATCAGTACCTGCAAGTCCGTTGCCTCTATGTACGTGAAAAAATAAAGCTTGTTTAAGTAATATTAAATATTCTAATAATACATCACCAAAGGGAATTCTATGTGCACCACCCTGATTTTCAGGTGACATTATTTTAAGCAGTTCTTCATCACTAATTAAATTGTTTTGATTTGTTACATTGAATCTAGGGTAACCACCGCTGTGTGTTATCAAATTAATTTTATTTGATACTATATTGGTAACCGTACCTTTTTCAGCAGCTAAATCGCCAACTTTTTTAGTTGTTACATCGTTTTTAATTTGAATAAAAGCTTGTGTTGTTTTATTAAATTTAAACGGATATTGGTTTTCAGGTGAAGGTGTAGATTTTTCAAATTTACCAGCTCTAATTAGTACTTCGTTGTCTTTTTGTGTAATATCTGTATTGTACCTTCCTTGTATTGACACATCGCTAGGGTTAGGGAAAATACCTAATAAATCTGGTATATTATCAATATTAGTATTAGGTGCTTGTGTACCAAAACTAAAACCAGCCATAGCTGTTCCATAACGAGAATCAAAATTTAATTTTTGTGGTTGGGAAACAATAGGACCAATATACATCCTATCAACGTGTTGTCTGTCTTTACCAAAATTAAAAACATATACAGCTTCACTAATTTTTGGTTGTATTGAAAACATTTTTGGCATAAGTGGAAAACACCATGGTAACTCAGAATCCGCTTTACTATCATCACCACCTAAACCAATAGGTCCTTTTACCCTAACTTTAATTCTACCAAGACCTTGAGGGTCCTCTACAATCTTTACTTCACCTATTACCAGATTTTTATATGAATCGGTACCCCCATAACTACTGTCTCTACCCGTAGATAATGTGCTATTAGTATTATCCATTATTATTCTCCTTTAAGTCTTTTAACCAATAGTTTATTGGCATCGTCAAATCTTTTTTCGATTTCAACCATTTTATCATAATCTTGAATCATTTTAAGCTTTAACGCTTCATGGTCAGCTTCCATTTGTTTTATTTCAAATAATATTTCATTATTTGATTTGTTTTCTAAATCACTCATATT